TACCAGGCGTTACTGAACACAGATTTAATCAACTTCAAGAGATTGAAGCAATATTAAATTATTTAAATATACAAGCTAGAAAAATTAGACGCAAGCATTTTCAAAAATATCTTGAAGGATATGCAAAAGCACTTTCTAGTAGAGATGCTGAAAAGTATGTAGATGGTGAGGATGAAGTTATTGATTTTGAAACGTTGATCAATGAAGTTGCATTACTTCGGAATACATACTTGGGTATACTTAAAGGATTAGAAACAAAACAATGGCAAATGGGACACATTGTAAGATTGCGTACTGCTGGCATGGAAGATATTAGAGTTTGATATTTTCACAAGCACATCAGAATGCAATTGAAAAAGGCAAAGAGTTTCATTTAGAAAGCATGTACTTAACGCTACAGAAAATCTTCTTAATAATTTAGACGCCGACCCAGAGGCTATTGAAGAAGACCTTGAAGAAGTCACAGTAAAGGTAAACGATGATGATAAACCAGAAGGGTTTATTGATATTTATGGAGATGAGAAGAAAGAAAAGCCTGAAGAAGATATAGCACCAGAAGACGAGTTTGCCAAGGGATTAGAAGACCGAGAGCTAGATAGCACTGGTAGAAACTCGGCTTTTGAATCATTTAATAAAATTCAAAATCAAATTGAAAATGAATATTCAAAATTAGATGCTGATGCTAAGGTTGATGGAAGAGACGAAACCGAAAGAGAGATATTTAGAGATTATCTTCTTTTAAATCTTAAGCTTTACTTTGATAAATTTGAGGAAGATTTAAATCCTAACTTAGAGGAGCCTTCAACGCCTTCTGAAGAGGAATATGTTAAAACTGCCCAGGACAGAGATAAGGGCGGTGATGAATTAATGCCACCTGAGGACGAGGTCCCTGCTATATAATGGCTTGGAAGACCAAGGTCGGCAAAAAATCTAAAACTAAATACTATAGCATAATAAACAAATTAAGAAAAGAAAAGAAGATAAATAAAGATTTTGAATCTATTTTATCAAATTTATCTTTAGAGGATATTATAGCTTTAAAGTTAGAACTATCTACACGACCTGTAAAAAATAGACTTTATGGGTTGCCAATATGGGATAATTTAGTTAGAATAACACAAGAAGCTGTGTTGAAATATGCCGTTTCTGCTACTAGGACACAAGGTGAAGCTATGCGATTTTTAGGTTTAAAGCATAAGCATTTTAATATGTTAGTTAGAAAGTATCAAATACATTCTTTCTTTCAAGAAGAACAAAATAAAATATAACAATTTAATATATAGGGTTTACGGTTCCATGTCTCTAACGAACCTAGTTATTGCCTAAGAAGTTGTATATTTCTTAGCTAGATAGCAAATTTAAAGAGAGAATAGCATGATGGCTCTGTAAGTAATCCATCTTTTATATTTTATAAATTTTTTAAGGGGATGTTTTTGGTTTCGACAGGGTAAGTGAAGAGGATAGTGCAAGCAGTCATGATGACTTAAAAAATCAAACCATTTGATATTTGCCAATAACAATAATCATTTCGATTCTATCCGTCTAGCGGCTTAATCGGGAGGCTGACTAGGGCCTTCTATCCAATCTAGTCAAAACAACAGACAAGTTGTAAAAATCAAACAAGAACCTGTTTCTAGCCACAGTAAGGTTAGAAAAGTTTTGTTGATTTAGAAAAATCTCCTAAGCTTGTGAATGACTTGAAACGAATTTTATTCTGGACGCGGGTTCGACTCCCGCCATCTCCATTCTTACTTAATTAACAAAAATGGCCTTCTAACACTATTTATAGTAAGAGCCAAGGTATTTGTATTTGACAAAAAAGTCTTCAGGAGGTAAAGTTAAGCAAAAAGGAAGTTATTCCATGTGTAAACGTTCTGAAAGAAGAGAGTCTATCAAAAGAAAAATGATGGATTTTTATTTAACTAATCCTTGTGTTGATTGTGGGGAAACTGATCCTAGAGTTTTAGACTTCGATCATCTTAATAACAAGAAGCACAATATTAGTACCTTAATAAGTAAGGAATACTCATGGGAATCTATATTAGAAGAAGCAGCAAAATGTGAAATTCGTTGTGCTAACTGTCACAGGAAGAAGACAGCTGTAGAGCAGAATCATTATACAAATAGGCTTTTATCGGAGTATTTTGACAAGTGTTAAGCAAAAATTGTTTATAATATCCAAATGGGGGGCCTATATTGTGAAAAAACTTATAAAATTTGAGATTGGGGTTTTAATAGGAACAATAATTGGAGCAACGGTAGCAGCTATAATTTGTTCAATGTGTTTTAGTGCTTTTGGTTATCAAGTAACAGATATAGCAGTTATCCAAGATTGTTTACAGCAGGAGTTCAGCAATAGGTTAAATAAATAAATTATGTATGAATCAAGAAGCAAGATGATCAAGAAAGAGACTGTAGCTCAAGCTTCTGAGGTTGGACATTATAACTTTGTCTATCCTTTAGGAAACAAACAGTGTACCTTCCTATCTGATGCTATTATAAGGTGCCCTCCATGGCCAAAGCAGCAAGATCTTATAGCTGTCAGTGTTATGGGAGTGTTTTTAGATGGTGTTGAGTATAAAGGAGATAAAAAATATATTGTATGGGTAAAAGAATCTGATATAGAGCGGTATTGACTATTTATAATAGATGGAGCGGTAACTATACATGGCTAAAAAAACATATGTCTTCGACACCAGCGTCTGCCTTACAGACTCAGAATGTATCTATAATTATGGAAACAATGATATTCTAATACCACTAAAAGTATTGGAAGAAATAGATAACCACAAGAAGCGTCAAGACAGCGTAGGCGTCAACGCTCGAAAAATAATCCGAGCCCTGGACGACCTTAGGGCCAAGGGCAGCCTACAGACTGGTATACGTCTAGGCAAAGGCAAGGGTATACTAAAAATTGCAGACCACGCCACACATGAGCTACCTTATGACCTAGACAGGTCTGTAGCGGACCACGTAATCATATCTACAGCTTTATCAGAGGATGAATCTAATGGTAGTAGAAAGACTATACTTGTAAGTAGAGACATCAATATGAGAGTTATTTGTGACTCCATAGGACTTGCTACAGAAGATTATATAGAAAATCAAGTAATAAAAAATGAGTCTGATCTCTACTCAGGGTTAAGTACGTGTTTAGTGGATGACCAAGTGATTGACCAATTCTATGAAGGTGAATTAATTTTAATAGATAAAGAAGAAAATCCAGGTCTATATACAAACCAATTTTTAATGTTAGTCTCTAGTTCAAACGAAAAGAAGACTGCTCTTTCTCGATTCTACAATTATACCACTCCAATAGGAAAGGTGGTTGAGTTTAAGGAAGGCCTATGGGGAGTAAGAGCACGGAACAAGGAACAGATGTTTGCTCTTGATCTATTAATGGATCCGGAAATACAGGTTGTTTCTTTGATAGGTAAGGCAGGTTCTGGTAAGACTTTAATGGCTATAGCAGCAGGTCTAGAGCAGGTTGTTAACAATAAGAAGGTTAAGGACAAGCTTAGGGATGAAACCTATTGTAGGACCCCTTACAAGCGTCTGGTAGTGTCTAGGCCGGTGATGCCCATGGGAAGAGATATAGGCTTTTTACCTGGCTCTATGCAGGAAAAAATGGCTCCTTGGCTTGCACCTGTACAGGATAATTTAAAGTTTCTGACTGGTGATGATCAAACAACCCTAGATGATTATATGCATCGTGGCTTAATCGAGGTAGAAGCTTTAACCTATATAAGAGGGCGTTCAATCGCAAATGCTTTCATTGTTATTGATGAAGCGCAGAACCTTACCGCACATGAAATTAAAACAATTTTAACAAGAGTGGGGGAAGGGACTAAAATAGTATTAACAGGGGATATTGAACAAATTGACAATATTTATGTTAATGAAATGTCATCTGGTCTCACACATGCGGTTGAGAAGCTTAAAGCATACAAGTTGTCAGGTCATATCACTCTTGAGAAGGGTGAGAGATCGAATGTTGCCACACTCGCGGCCAAGGCTTTATAAAATCTATTGACATTCCTTTTTAGGATGTTATATTTAGAGTAGGAGTCGAAATGAGTTTGGAA